TTACCGCCGTTCTTCGCAAATGACTGTGGAATTGGCGCGTTCATGATTACCACCTTGCCATCCGGAACGTATGGATAGAACGTCCCATTATCATCTTCATAGCCCTGATCATAAACGACTGGGACAATGTGAAGCTCATCTAGCATGGCATTAACCACGGCAGATTCCTGTAACCACATGTCCTTGGTATTGGCGTTATTTGCAAACAGCGTTGCTTTTAGCTTCTCGTTATGCCGGAAAAGCCGTAACGTATCGGTGTTCATCAAAATCTGATTAGGTACAATCCCGTGAGTTCTCTTCAAAGTATCAACCGCGTTGGTAATATCTTTGAATGGATCAGAATTTTCTATATCCGTCCAATCGGTTTCAGCTTCAAGATTCAAACGGCTATCGCTCTCATAAATTAACGTTGGTTCCAACGGATTAAGTGAGATTTGACCATTGACTAGAGCTTGCATATCAAGCCATTCACGCCGTGCACGCATATCCAACAATGGCTGTACTTTGTTGTCAAACAACTTCTTAATCGCCGTCGTAACTAGACTGTCATCTTGGTTTACAACTGCTTGGTTAAGCTCGACCAAATCCTTTTCGTTCATTGCCATCGCAGAACGGAAGAATTTGGTGTGCATTACCTTTTGCTCAAATTTATCACGATTAATCGGTGTTGGCCGTGAATCATAAGAGCTTTGCGCTGTCAGCATTGGTGCTCGTTGATTTTGCATAAGATACGAAAGTAAATCTGTTTGAACCTTGATTGATGGGAAATATAATTCACCGATATAAGGAGGCATGGTTAAAATCTTTTGCTCATACCATGCTGCCATATTTTTAGGGGTATTAATTTCCGCGATATTTTCCATTGCTGTCATTGATTTATCCTCCTAAACTAAAGTAATTTGTGGTAAAGCCTTTTCCATATCCGCCGTAAATAGCTTTTGTACATCGGTATCCATGTTGTTAAAAACAACATCTCCGCGGAAAATAACTGCGTCCCGCGCCACACCATCGGTGACATTGATATCGTGCATAGCAATACCTACCGCTTGGGTGGCATCAGTAACTGGGATCAGAACCTTTTTTTCTCGATCTCGTACAGTAAAACCGGTAGCACCTAATGGCGTACCAGCCTTAATGAATTTAACGCCGTTACTATCCGCAACAGCATTTGTGTCTTGTACCATGCATGACAGTGTCAATGCATGGCTAAAATTGGTCAGAATTTCCCGACCAGTTCCGAATACTCGAGTCTTAATAAATGACATTTTGAATCCTCCTATTCTTTAGTGGTCTTGCCGAAACTGGCAGCTAACGCATCCCCGAACACACCTTGAGCGGTATGATCACCGTCCGGACTAAAGCCTGGGTCAGTATTAGGTGGCGTTGACGTTTTCAGTCCAGCAAGAGACTTAATATTGGCAGCAATATCATCTGTCGTTTTACTAGAATTCAAGATCATCGCCGAAAGACTGTCGTCTAATTCGATGCCATTTTCCTTAGCAGCGGCAGTGAGAGCTGTTTGGCGATCTTGTTCAGTGTGGGCTTTGCTCTCCGCAGCCATCGCCTGAATTTGTTCCAAATTAAAACCGCCTAGCTCCTTTGGTTCTTCGGGAGTTGGCGGTTCTGGGTCTCGCTTAGGCTCTGGTGTTGGCGGCTTGGTGGGTTGAGAATTGACAAACTTTTCAAGTAATCCGGTAAATTTGTCAACTTTACTTTCAAGTGCACTAAACTGTTCAGCACTTACATTTCGTGGAGCTGGGTCTTGTGGCCCTGGTTCATTTGCCATAATAAATTCCTCCTAAATTTTGTAATAAACAATAAAGCAGCGACAACCGTTGTGGGGAGCATCAGGTATATCGTTCGAAGAGTATGGACTCGCATTGGTCAGTTGAATACATTGTTCGCATACATGCCCGTCTTCCACGTTGTACCAATAGCCAACATTTAAACTGTTTTTTTCGGCAACAATTGCACCAGCAAGGGCAGCCATTCCCGCTTTCTTATCCCGGAGAAGTGAGTTGGCTAGATAACCCTTGGCTGACTTGAAATGCTTAGACGCTGAGTTGCTACTCTCACTGTCTTCTTTAAACAAATGACCTTGATAATAAGCATCATCAAGTCCCACTTGGAATGCTCGGTCAAACGTTGCCGTTACTTGGTCACGCAGGGCATCGGTGCGCAACCACACGCGGTCTTCCATCGAAAGTCCCTGGGCAGTTGCATTAATCAGTTTGATTGCACCAGTCTCAACTAATTCACTAGTATCTTGTGGCGCATCTCCACGTGTTCTCATGAAGCTGTTTTGAAATCGCATGGATTGGGTGGCTTCATTCATTAGTGTCTGGTCATTGTAGTCGTTGACGCCTAAAGCGGCATAGGCGATTGATATAGCTACCATTGAATCAAGCAGATGTTCACGGTCAATTCCCGCTTGCTGCTTGGCACTCTTCAAGCGGTAACTAGCAGCCTCATCTTTCATCAGCCGTGGCCCATACTGCTGGATAAAGTCCTGCCACAGTTCGTAATCATCGTTATTGACGTTTGAGCGCATTTCAGATACTGACAACACACCATCAACCGCATAGTGATCGCGAAAATATTTCAGTGTCTCTGCAATCTTACCTTTAGCTCCGGTAAGCAACGCGTCAATATAGATATCATCACTATGGTCATTGGATTTAATTTGCTGTTCGCGCCGTTTGATGAGTTGTAATCCCGTCAATGTCATTAGCTATCATCACCTTCATCTTCGGAATCATCATCACCTTGCGAATCACTTTCGTTCTCTGGCCCAACTGGGCCGTCACCTGATGGTGTGTTCGCAAATTTGGTTTGATTAGCTGCCTGTTGCTTTTTAATCCGTGCCATTTCATCAGGAATACTCTTGACGCTAGACAGATAGCTAAGTAACTGGTCCAGCGAAACAATGCCGTTCAAGTTCTTCACAATCTGCGATTCTTGAAGTGTATCGTGAGGAACGTTTGGCGTGAACTGAATGGTAGTATCACGAACCATTTCATCCGCCTTATCATAAGAACGTGCCTCACCATTGTTGTATGCGTAAATCAAGAACAGTAGATCCTGAACAGCTGCTTCCATCTTTCTAAATTTGATGGCGGCCATCATCTGCATAGGCTGCATCTTTTTATCAAGGGACACACCACTAGCGGTTGAGTTAGCAAAATCAGGGTCATTCATGTTAGTAACTTGGGCCGTGTCATAAACTTGATGGGTTAAGTGTTTAATGGCATTTTCCTGCACGTTATCGCCATCTGGCTTATCTAGGTAATGAACATCGAACTTTTGTGTTGCGTTTTCAGTCATCATGACAGTATCTGGGATTTGGAAGATATGCCACTTTCGAATAGTTTCTTTCTGCTCTGGTGTTAGCTCCGCAACTCCCGCGATATAAAGAATGGCTGCCCGGAAGTAATCAACGTCATCAATCTTCGCTGACATGGTGTTGTCCATTGAGTCAATTAAGCTGATCACATCATCAAATACACCCTCTCGCTCGTCGTTCTGTGCCATTTCAATCAGTGGAATCATTTTAAACGGGTTAGAAACCCGCCCTTGGTGTCCTATTACACTGTTCTCAAAGCCAACGGATGACTGTGCTTTTTTTACGTCACCGTTGTTAAATTGATAGTCAAAATCAGTCGTGTGAACCGTGCCATAATAAGCGCCCTGCACGCGATTAAAGTCAACAGCAAATACTGGCTCACTGTCATTACTGTTGCTGTACACTACAAAAGCATTCTCAGGGCTCTTAAACGTTAGCTTTAGCTGTCCTCGGCTATTGAGATAAGCCAAGCAATAGCTTCGCCCGTGAATAGAAGCTTGCTTTGACCACTCAAACATCACGTCATTAAAACGGCTACGGCTAAACAACACTGCCAAATCATCGTTAACAGCCTTCGAACCAGCATCAGGTTCGCCATCAGCTGATGGATTATCTGAATAGGTTATTTTTGGGGCAATCCCATTAGTGTAACCGGTAAAAGTATTGACTAAGTTCTTAGGCATATTGACTACAACACGATTCCGATCATCGTTCGCATTAGCTCCCGTCGGGTCATTGTAAGTACGAGTTCGAATATTACCGTGATCGCCTTTGTAGTAACGCATCTTTTCATGATAAATGTCGCGTAAGTTATCGTAATTATTCAACAACGTGTATATCTGGCCGAAATTTCTAGAGATATCAAAGTCCGGAGAACAGCGTAATACGTCATTCTCATCAACGTAAATATCTTTGCTAAGAAACTGTGAATGGCCTTCATTCCAATCGCCATAACCACTAATAAAACGATTCAATGCGTTCTGTCGAATATGATAGTGATCAATTCCAATCGCCAATTAACTCACCTCTTTTCCTAATGCAACACACCTCCATAGAGACTGTGCTCATATACTGATGCTTCTGGCATCTTTGAAGCCATGTTTTGGCTAAGTGCCTGAGTCATGCTGTCAACTTCATCGTCATGCTCCATGTTTGGAAATCCAGTCCATTCATCCAGCATTTCTCGTACCCATGGTTGCCAGCGCGGGTGTGGCAGATAGATGTTCCCTGCTTCAAAGAATGGAACGACAACACTAGCTCGTGCTGTCTTATCTCCTTTAGGAACAACACCAATCACACCTGAAATATAGTTACGAATCTGGGTAATAACTGCCGACCCATTGGCTTTGTCTTCAACAAACACTGCACTCGATTCTGGGTGTCGCTGGCTCATTGACTTGATAGCCTCAATTTGTTGAGGAAAACTCATACGTCCATGAACACGATCAAGTAGGTAGAAGTTGCTACCTTGTTTGCCCCAAGTTTGACCAGCCACAAAGTCGGATGTGTCTTTGTCAGTAAACGTAAGGTCCCAACTGCACCACGTCTTGTCTAATGTTGGTAAGATTGCCACTGAGTCATCATGGTCAAGTCCAAGCTTCGAAGCAGTAGCAGTATTAGGTAAGTAATAGTGAACTTGGTCGCTCTTGAAAATGTTCCCGCCTTCAATAACCGGTCTCTGTTGATACAACGCAGCCCAAACTTTGCTACCAGATACTACGCGCTTTTCCTCAGCCCACTTTTTATTTTTGAATAGAGGTTTTCCAGGGGCTAATGTTTCTCCAACTGAACGACCGAGTGGATCATGCTCCTCGGCAACAAGTGGTAACCGCAATTCTTGCCAAGGCAAAGCCTGTTCGGCCAATAAGTAACCGGCCAAGTCACTGACATGCCAACGCGTCATAATGACAATAATTGAGGCATCGGCGGACAACCGAGAGTTAAGACTGCCTTGCCACTCCTCAAGAATTTTCTTACGTATAGTAGGACTATTAGCTTGCTGCATATCCTTAAGTGGATCATC